TTCACTTTTACTTTTAAATACCTTAAAGAGGTACTTAGAATATTAGTGCGACGCTTAGCTAATGTAGAAGTTGAGAAATCAACGTCTATATTTGTTAAGACTGACAAAATCGGTTTCCCTGTAATTATTCCAAAACTTTTGAGAGATAGTATCCTTAATAAGGAATTACCTACTCATAAGCGGAAGAAAATTATAGGTGCTTTAATTACCTGTATTAGTATACATCGGGTTTTTCCTACAAAGGTAGAACCTGAGCTTAATACAATTCTTTCTCCTTTTAGTGGATTGTCCCAAAGTTTGGACAATTCTTTATTGATTAAATCACTAAAAGAATTGAATTTGTATAAGAAATATACTAATAATCTTAGGTGTTCACTTTACTGAAGTGAAGCCGCTGGGCCAAATAACGTTATTGCAGGATTCGGATCTATTAATGATGCTTTAGCATTATTATCAAGATTCGATATCCTTTTTAATGTTATTAAGACATTATTCTTTAGAAGAAATATAGGTTTAATCCTATACTTCCTCATAATTATATGCCTTTTTGGACCAGTCTATGTTCTATTTTGTATCCTAGGTATAACTCCTAGTTATAAGTTGGGTAGATTATCTGTGGTTAGAGATCAAGCTGGAAAAGCAAGAGTTATAGCAATAACTTCTTACTGAATCCAACTTTGTCTTAAACCTCTTCACAAATTTCTCTTTAATAAGTTAAGAGAACTAAGTGATGTTGACGGGACTTTTAATCAAGATCATCCATTTGATAGGCTTCTTAGAAGAAATTCTAAGATCAAACCTACATTGTATGGTTTCGATTTAAGTGCGGCAACAGATAGACTCCCTATTATACTCCAGGAGGATATTTTAAAACTAATTGGTTTTAAATTACCTTGAAGGATACTATTAGATATAGATTGATATCTAAATTTTGAATCAGTCATGAAGATTGAACCTAAGTTCATTCTCCCTGGTGAAATTCGAAATCTAGATTTTGACTCCACTAGAGATTTAGCATTGCCTTTTGATAAAGGTACTGTTAAAGTCGATAGTGTCAGATATATCGTCGGGCAACCAATGGGTGCCCTTTCCAGTTGAGCTATGCTTGCTATAACACAT